GTTGAAATATCGAATGAAGTTAGAGGTTAATGATATACCTACTTTGTTTTTAAATAAGAATTGATTGAATACCTTAGTACCGGCAAGATGCACATTCTCAAGAAGACCCGGCATGTAATCTGCTGGATTGACGGCACTCTTAAGCTCATAAGAATACTCCTGAAGATAATCACTATCCTGAACCTTCTTCTGCGAATCGTAATAAAAATCTTCGCCGTCTTCGGCCAGTGTTTTCGTGTATCCATTAATATGAGAATTAAAATTAGACCAATAACCAGAATTCGTGCCCTGTGATTGTGACGTTACCACTGCCTCTGCTCTAACCGATCCATCTGAGGGTCTTGTCAGCTGTACATATGTCCCATCGGGATATCCAAACCCAGAGCCTTGAACAGCTACCTCTTCAATCGTTCCTATTTCGAATGCTACAGGAGATGCAATGACAGCGTTTTCACCCAATTTAGGCGAATCATAATTTTGTTCTGACTTTATCGTTGAATATAAGACAATACCATCTCTAAGAATATCATTTGTTTGGCTGTCAAACCCGTAATAGGTGTAAGGTGTGATTCGAAGATAGCCGTTAGAATTAATCTCCCTCACGATACCTTGTCTACCAGTTCCTGTCTCTGTGATGATATTACCGATTGAAAAATCAAATACCTCTTCGGAATTGGTGAAGATAATATTTTGGTCTCTTCGGTCGAATCTGGAAAATAAAGAATCTTGCAATACAGATTTCACATCATTTGTGTAGGCAGTACCAGGGTTGACGTTTAATAACGCATCGATAGTTCCAATGGTAATATCTTGCAAATCAAATGCGTCTTCTAGTACGGTATTAATATTGACAGGAGAGGCTGAACCAGACATTGGAGTACTTGCTCCATAATCTGCAGCATTTAATGCGACAGACACATATGGAGAAATTAGGTCAGTGATAAGACTGACTGTCTCTGAATTAGATATGGATTCTACTCGAACGTCTGTCGATAATCCGGTATCTGGTTCTAAATTACCAGGAGCAGAACTATTGAGAACTGTGTAACTGACTGCTGGTACAGTAATATTTGGATTACGATCAACTGTACTTACGGTATATGACAGACTGAATGATGTACCAGTGTCTATTCTGACAGCAACATAACTCGTTGTTTGTCCTGTTACTACACCAGATGTACCATTCGTGTCACTGAGTCTCTCGTATATTTCGAAATCTTCAGCCGAATTATCTAAAAGGATGAGCTGATTCGAAGAAAGTAATCTTGTTTCTTCGAGACTGTAACCCCAACCACCATCTTGTAGATCGTATTTTACCTGACCGTCAATATCTTCTGATATCTTTGTGACGACTGCAGTACCTCCGGTCCCTATCGGTGATGTGACATTTACAATATCACCAACCTCATTACCTACGGTTCTGATTCCGAGCTGATCATCAACATCTAAAAAGTTCATAGATCCGTTTACGAATCCAAATCCTACCTCTACACCATTCACGATTGTCAATAATTGATCATATTTTTGAAATGAACCTCTTACCTGATCAATATAAATGATCGGGGTCAAGATACCATTTAATAGAATCGTATTAATTTTATCGACCGCAGCCTTTGCTCCAGAAAACGATCCTGTAATATTACGAGAAAGAAGTGTACTATAATCGTACTGTTCACCGGTGGGTGAAAAGAATTGATTATTATTTGGGTACATCTGCAGATAATTACCGGTCTTCCATTTAGAGTCGGATACCTTGAGCATATTCGCTGCAGGATAAACGACCTCAACATCCTTATTGTAAAACATTTGGAAGAAAAGCTTAATGCCAGAAGCCGAACCTTTACGTTGATATAGATCAAGGATATTTCGAACTAGTACCTTTACCCCTGCTTCATCAAGGGGAAGATCTGCCATATATTTATTTTTAAAGTAAAGTAACATCTCATTTTGAGTGGTCGCGATATCACGATACTCAAACATCCTACGAGCATTATAGGTAGATTGGTTCGTGGTCTCTTCCAACCACTTGTAGTATTCTTTCGTGAGTGCAATCAATTCCTGTCCGCTTTCCTTATAGATAGCGGGGTATTGACTTTCTACGAAGAGAGATACATTTTTGTCTACAATGCCAACCATTTTACTTTACCGTATTAATTATAGGTCTTGGCCTGATTAATCGTAGCCTCTTTTGCTTCGACTAGATTCATATTGACAGTTACGTCAGTGTCGCGGATAATGAATACACGACCCTTTGGTGATTTGACATCTTGGTCTTTGGTGTTTGCCGTGACCTTAATACCAGACCCATCGAATCGTTGAACAACAAAGTCAACCAATCTAACCTCACCAGTATCATAATCTACAGTACCGGCTTTTGGATTAATGACCTGAGGATTGGCCGGATCATCAACGACGATCTGAATATTACCCAAGCCATCGTCTTGAATGTATACGCAAACATCATCTACGTCATAAGGACTACTCTTGATTGCCGGCTTATAGTCTGGGAATCCGTTCTCATCTCTAAAGGGATATGGCCTAACGAGAGGAGCATTAAACTGAAATCGTGGATTGCCTTTTACATTCAGTGCTGGGGCATATTCGATGATAGGTTTAATCTCGAGGCTAGTGCTCTTAATTGCAGTGTCAATACTATCGATTGCACTTGAAAGCTTAGACACTCTTAATGTCTTATCGAAGTCTTCAAGGGTGTCGTCAGAAAAGGTACCGATTGCATTACGTACCAAGGTTTCTAATTCACTGGCAGATCTACTTGTTTGCTTACCAGTGTAGGATACGTCCACGATCATGTCAGCATATACGAATTCTGTTTGAACAAATATCGGTTCGATGGACAATGGAGATCTATCCGCCAAATATTCAAGATAAGAATTAGCAAGTGTCTGGGAAATAATTGTCGTATCGTCTGAAAGATATACCGAAACCGCGACCTTACCAAACTGTGGTGGATCTAACTCATCACCACCGTACACAGATACTGCCGTGATTTCTGGGAATTGTTGCTTGAGAAGGATTTCGTAATCCTTTGTGGTAACAGCCCTTTCTTGAATTTGAATTGACTTAGGAGCATTGAATCGAATAGATTCCATCGATTCACGTTCGGCTCCACCCGTAGAAGGAGTCACCGTCTCGACTGAGATCGATGCCCCTTCTATGAATGAAGCTGTGAATGCAGAAATTTTATTACCTTCTTCACCAGAACAGATTCTATATCGAACACGAACATCCTCAAATTCCTCTGGCTGTGCACCGAATTTATTCCCACCGAAATAAACACTATATCGATTATCAAAATAAGGCTCTACATAAAATACCTTGTCCGTTGGCCCGACACCAAATATGTCATTTGCCCTTGTGAAAACATTTTGATCGTCTGTCGCCTCAGCATCAACGAATACCACCAATGAATCTGTATCGACATTATCATTAGAAAGTGCTACCCTGAGCACACCATCTGCATCAACAATGAAGCCTTCTCTCTGGAAGCTTTCTAGCATCTGACCTTCGAATAGTGTAATCGTTTCTGTTTGATAAACACCGGCAGCTATTCTCTTGGCAATATATGTTTCGTCTGTGACAAACTGGAATGCCTCACCAAGATATGTTGCCTGAAAAATACTATATCGTGGAATCGTGAGTGTTTGAGCAGTCTCTGTCTCATCAGTGATCGTAACGATAACTTCTGCTCTTGCAGATCTTCGGGATCTTGGTAGATAGTTTAATTCTTTAGCATGGGAGACAATTGAGTTTTTGATTGAGGCGGTGTCGAGGAACATTTCGTTGATTGCCATGTTCGTATAATAATTATTCATAAACGTATTATACGAAAGGACATCGAGCAGTGCACTCAGATTCGACCCTTCAAAATTATAGTCTTTGAACTGTGTCTGTGTTTGCAGATATGTCTTTAATTGGGTTTTGATCCCATCAAAGTCCAGTTCTGTGATTGGTGTCTTGACGTCTGCCATTTATCTAATCCTTTCTAAAATCACATCGAGTGTGATCGGCTGTTGTCTGTTGCGAATATAAAATTGAATGACAACACCAACTGTATTATCATCAATTTCTGACCGAACAGAAACATCTATAAGTTCTGCTCTTGGCTCATACAATTCAATGGTTGATGTTATTTTATCTTTTAATAATTTCAGTGTAGATGGGGTAATATTTTCGAAAAGCAATTCACGGATGCCACCACCGAGGAATGGTTGCATAGGTCTTTCACCTGGGTCCGTCAGTAAAAGATTTTTGATTGCATCTTTCACTGCGTCCTCATCTTTCAACATGACGATGTCAGCAGAAAGAGGACTCTGAGCAAGATCTTTTGAAAAATCTTGATACAGAGATACCTTTTTAGTGACCGGGGTAAAGAGATCCCTGGCGTCTAATGTTGTCAGTGGCATTACGATGGTCTCCTTCTTATATCAAGGTGTATATCACCCGAATCTAAGAACCTTACGTGTTTAAAACCTACCTTTATGGCTGTATTTGTAAATGTTTCCTCATCATCACCCGGTGCCTTGATGTCTACGACTTTACCACTCATATGAGATGATTCCGGTGGAGCTCCAATTTCTTCATTATATTGTTGACTTCTCCAGCCAGATGTGATATCCATCTTAGACCCAAGCTCATCTGATAGTCGAATCAAATATACCTTCACATCTAAATCAATATTGACATAGCCCTCTAGGCCACAGTTTTCATCATCGACCCAATCACCAGATATACCTATCTTACTGTCTGTACCCTCTTTCACATCTTTACATGATGGCAGGGTAGAATATTCTTTAATGGTAATTCGTTTCACATTCACTGGTTCTTCTCCAGTGGGAGTAATTGCCTTACCATTCTCAGGTGACCACATCGTCTCCTGTTTCTCGATCAACTCTTTTTTCTTCTCGTCTGACATTCTTACAGCACCATTTCTGATTGCTGAAGATGTGTTGATGTTAGAAATGATCTTAAGTCGATTCGCTATATTAGAATATTTATTTGCAAAGTTGTCAAGGGGTGACTTAATCTGGTTCATTAACGCCTCAATGTTGAAGATAAAGGCGCAAAAACGAGAGATTAAATAATATAATTCCTCAATATTGGGATTCTCGAAGAGGCCAACAGCGTAATCGACGAGAGATTTGAATTTATCTTCAATTGCTTTTTTGTTTTCGTCATTGAAAAACAAACACATTTTCTCTTTTTGAGTCATCACTCTCTTCACCAACTGTTCATTGATGAAGGTAGATACGTTGCCAATTACATTCTCGATATTGAAGTTTTCAATTGCACTTCGGATATTATCAAACGCATCCATCAACCCCTTGATTAACTGTTCCTTGAGTTTCTCGATTAATGCTTTGACAGTAATTTTTTGTATTGCGGCCTTGATAATATCATCAAGGTCACGAATCTTGGTCAGAAATTCCAACGCGTCTTTAATAATTGCCTCTGCAGTGCCCAATAGAGTAAAGAACCCTTCAATCTGAGCAAAGAAATTAGGCATCTGGGCACACAGACCTCCCATTGAGCTCTGAGCGAACGATCCCTGATAATAGCTATTAAGCTGGGACAATAACACAGGTACATCATTAAAGCACTTATCTGTGCAATCTGCCGGTGTTAAATTATAGTCAGTGATAAACCCTGCGTATTCTAAGGCTGTGATAGGCCCTTGTTGCAATCGATTGTTTAGGTCTGGATAACCACTACCACCAGTTCGATTTAAAAGCGTATTTAATTGTTGTTGTCCTTCACCAAAGGTATCACCATATCGGCGAGTAGCTACTGCGATGGGATTTGATTCTGCCTCATCTAATACATTTTGCTCTAACGCTGCAGAAAACGCCTCGATCTGCCTGAAGGTATAATTACCACGGCCATTGATCGTAGGTCCTTGAGGTAGAGATAACCTATTCTGTAGAGTTAAATTAGTATCGTCAGCACAAACTTCCATTTTAGTCTCCGTGAGAAGCTACATATCCAGCATTATTAAAGGATCTTGTTACAGCCCTTGATATAATCGCTGTGGATTTGCCTGGTGGTTCTGGCATCGTAACACCAATAGAATCCAACGATGGCAAACCAAGAATCGAAATGCCGGGTACGTCGATGACAGGGGCAGTCGGTACACCAGGTGTGCCACCCATACCAATATTTACCACAGAACCATCGATACTTGTGATACCACCAGCAATAATTGTTGCAGCACCTCCAGCTTGAGCACTGAAGATACCTCCCGTGCTTATTTGCATTGCACCACCCACAGTGAAATCCATTACCCCGCCAGTAGAGATAGAGAAGAGACCACCGGTCAAGATACCAGCAGCTCCACCCGTCTGCAGACTCAATGTGCCACCAGTACTAATATTTGTCTTGACTCCACTCACGATATTGATGCCTTGTGTGATGCCAGGAGCATTCGGGCTTGGAGTACCAATCGGAGTCCCAACCACAGGGGTGACAGGAGGTAGGGCTCCAGTCTGTCCTATGAATAGGTTACTCCCGGTCATATGTGTATCAATGACGGATGTAATCTTGGTGAACAATCCACTGAATGATTCGACACTGTAATAACCAGTCGTGAATACTTTATTACCAGTAATCTTGACATCGCCACCACTGGGCCCAGGAGCACCATCTACGTTGCCCAGGCCTGGGATAAATCCACTTGCGCCTAGGAAGAGCTCTTTGGTTGCCTTGACTGATGTTGTGGATTTGGATTCGATCTTGACATCTCCACCACGAGCCTCTAACATCTCGGCGTTCAGATACATTGCTGATCCGACTCCAAATTGGGCGTTACCTCTTACAATTAAATTATAATCGCCTTCGATTTCTTCTGTCTTATTTCCCTTGACATATACGTGGGCATTACCGCCAATTGTGACGTAATAATTCCCACCTTCATTTCCTACCGACTGATGATAATTTCCATCCGTGACTTCGTATCGATCACCAGAGGCGTTTTCTGACACGGTGCCGGATGAATCAATCTGAATATAAGATCCTGCCTTGTGGTGAATCATAATACGCTCACCGTCTGGAGTATCATCCAATTCAATCGAATGATGAGTCGTTTCGATCACTCTATTATGTGGATATTGGGCATTATAAGCAGATGATGGCTGTGACCAATTTTTATCTGTTCCGGCGATCTTCTGCTCTTCTGTCCTGCCCATCTCTTGCTGAAGGACATAGGTCTCTTCGATATTCTCACCTCGAGCCAATCTTGACATCGATGGGTTACCGATAGATCTTGGGTCAGTACCTTTTGATAATTCTGTGCCGTTACGGTGTGGGACAACGCCCCAGCCGTTTTTCTCTGGGTCTACAACCTCTTGATATTGGCCAGGTATTAAACCCAGAACCATAGGTTGTTGTGCATCTCGGCCGTCGAGGAACATGCCGTACACGAATGAATTGAGTGGTGGCGGGGGTTGACTTAAATCGTAAGAACCAGAGGCGACAATTGCCCAGGGCAATTCTGGTGTAGGAACTTGTTTATTCGTACCGTGAACTGAGAACGCACGAACTTGGACCCTTCCTTCAAATTGAGGGTCATCGTTATTCTCCACCACGCCGATGAAGAAGACCGGACTTTTAATTCCTACTCCTAACTCAGCCATATTTCACCATAGTCATTGATGTATTTAAATCGTTCCCCATAATATCGTGATCGGTACTCAATACCAAATAATTGCCAGATAGTTTTGAATCTTGATTTACCTGTTCTCGTACTGTTCTTTCCTGTATATCGATGTTCAATACATTACCAGGTTCAATATCCAATCGACCTGAGATCTCAGCCTTGACTGTGGTCGCACTCATGTGATGAGTATGAGATATTCTGTTGGCATATGATTGAGCATAATGTTGATCGGGTCTAAGGTTTCCTTCCGGCTCATCTTCGTATCGATAGTCTCTAAAGACAATGAACCTAGGAGCGTTTTCCTCGGTAAAGGTTGCCTTCATATATTCTTCTGTATGGATATCATCTGAAATCTTGCGTTTTTTGCCTGACGCACTCACATAGTTACCATTTTTGGTATAATCGTGTACGGTTTCTTTTACCTTTCTTTGTAACAGATTAATCTCTATTGATTTATTTTTATATCCACCCGACACCATATCAGTACCACTGTCAACCCGAACCGTATCCACAAAAGAATTAAGAGAAGCGATCTGGGCAATTGGTTGATCTCCCTCTCGTGTGGTAAAAGGACCATATGTCATCTGCTGAATTTGAGAAGGATTGTCGGTGGCCCTCTTCATTAGAAACTCATCTGTGACGAACCAATATGAACTCAGGGTCTCGAAGAATCTATAAG